CCGGGGCCATAGGGACGGCCGCCTCCGCCGGAACCACCGTCACCGCCAGCAGCGAAATTGTATCCGCCGCCCCGACCGCCGCTGACCGTCAGTCCAAGAGCGGAACTGTCGCCGCCGGCATTGCCGCCCGCGGCCCCGCCCGCGCCCACGATGATGGGGTATCCTGTGCCGGTGGCGAGCGCAACCGTCCCGGTCCTGGTGTATCCACCGCCGCCGCCAGCGCCAAAGCCGCCCGCTCCGCCGCCACCGCCTACTAGGAACACCTGTGCGCCTTGCGTCCCGGCGTTACCGAGATAGCTGAAGGTAAGCGTGCCGCTAGTGAATAGTTTTAGCCGCCAGTTGAAATTGCCCTCGTCAATGAGCTGGTGCGTGCCGGTATAGGTATATGTGGGCAGGTAGGAGCGCACGGTGAGGGTGGCGGTGCGGCTGTTGACGCTGCCGGCCTTGTTGGTGACCTTGCAATAGACGCTGTAGGTGGCCGCCGCGGTCAGCCCTGTGAGGGTGAGGGAGGCGGCGGTGCCCCCGGAGACGGCCGCGCCGTTTCGGTACCACTGGTAGGTGTACTCGGCGGGCCTGCCGGGCGTTGTGATGCTGACCGAAAAGGATGCGCTACCGTTTGCGGCGGCGGTCACGGTCACATCTTTGGGGTAGGAAGCGTCCAGCGTGGGAAGTTCATAGCTTTCGCCGCCGCGCCGCACAATCAGGCATTCACCCATGTTATCTCACCACCTTCAAAATGACCGGCAGGTTGACCGCCGGTTTGTCTTCGTAGCAATACGCCGTGATCTGGCCGTTGCCCGCCGTGACGCGGCCCACGAACCCCCACGCCTCGGTGAGCGCCGTGCCCTGTGCGGACCCCGACGCGCCGCTCATGTCCACGTCCACGAAGGGATCGTCCGTGCTGAGCACGCCCGCGGCCGATGCGGTCTGCGTGTAGGGCGCCGAGGCGCTCCACCCCGCGGCGGTGAGCGTGGCGGAGTAGCGCGCCGTGGTGGCCGCTTTTTCAATTTTGTCATAGAGAACCTTACCCTGTCTGGCGTCCAGCGCCTTGCCCTCTTCTGTTGTTGTCAGATTGTTCGCCACTTTTTCCTTTGTGATCGCCTCTCCGGCAAAATCGTCTATTTTTTGAAAATTGTCGCTCAATATGTCTACGTCCACTTTATCAAACGACTCCGGCAGAGTCATTTGCAAATTAGAACTTATTGTAGCCATATGTTCACCTCCCTGTTGTCAACCGTTGTTTTCAATATAAATCATTTCATCCCAGTATCTGTCTTTCAGTTCTCCCCAAGTGGTGTCCTTATAATCACCCCAAAGAGCACTCTTGCGTAACCATGGGTAGAAAGGATAGAACCGAATCATTGTCACGCTCATGGTGAAATTTTCTGTATTCGCACGGATGCTCTGTACCAAATATTCGTTGGTTTCCCCGTTCACAATAGACCGATAGGCTACCTTCTGATTCACGTCCAGCCAGGGAACATAAATCATCTCAAGTTGTAATGTGTCTTGTATACGGGCCGATTTCCAGTTTTCGTAATAGGCTCTTTCAAGCGCGAGCTCGTTTGTATAGATATTTTCATACTCTCCGCCGCTGAAGACTCGTATTTTTTCCCCTATCCGTTCAATGGAAAACTGCGAATCTCTGTCAATCATGATCTTGATATTGTTGCAGTTGTACTTGCTCTTGATATCCAGAATTTCATCCTCAGAAGGAGGCTCGTTGTATAAAAAACACATCCCATGGACTTCGCTTTCACCCTGAAGAGCAAAGACATCATTTGTGTACTTAATCACATATTGCGTATCTTTTTTGATCTCTCCTCGTTTTACCGCGCGAGAAAACCCCTGCCCGTCTATTACCACCACGGGCAGGCTGGACGTTTCCTGAATTTTGATTTTTTGACCACTGATACACGACACATCCGCCACAAATGATACCGTCATTCCTTCTTCCAAGACTTCAAACTCTTCATCTATGTGCAGTAGATATGTTCCGGGCTGGGTTGCTCCGTCACATTCATCAGCAGTTCTGTCACCTTCCAGTTGTCTTCCCCATACCTCTGTCACATTTTTTATATCTCTCGGGGAAACCGATCCAGAATCAGATATAATCAATTTGTCGATGTCGTCCGCTCCCAATACTATTGGGTCTTCAATTCCGGTAGGAACCTGATGCACTGTATATACACCATCTGGTGTATAAAAGTGTTCATAGGTTGGATAAAGCGTAACGATCTTTCTGGCTATTTCATAAGGGTACACTCCCCGCTCAAATTCCAGATCATAAGGAACAAGTTCTTCATCAAAATTTGTGATATCAGTAAAATTAAAAGGAAAAAATCTTTCCACTGTGCTTTGTAGCGCTTCCTGCATTGTACTGTCTACCGGAACGACGACCTCTGTTCCAACCTGATTTCCTCGTTCTTCAGTAACAGAAGCCATCAAATCGGCCAATGTCAGGCTCAAATTCTGAGTCTGAGCATTAAAGGAATAATCCGTTTGCGTAACCATAAAACTTCCCAGCAAAAACCATTTATACTCTTTTGTTTCCCAATCATACAAACCAACCTGAAATCGGATCAGACGATTCAGCCATATGGTCACAAATGTGCTTGCAAAATACTCCTTATCTTCCATGTGAAGCGTTGTGCTCAATACCCTCCGAATATCCGAAGTGCTATCCACAGAAAGATCCAAAGATAATACGTCTCCCTCAATCTCTCTAAGCACAAGGAAGCTATCTTCTTTTGTCCGCTCTCCCATCTCTTTCCATGTCTTCTCTTTGTAATAATCCCAGGTATTTGCCTCGCACTCATCCCAGAACACTGTTTTCTGATAACCGGAAAAATCTCCGCCAGCTCCACCAATAAGCTGCAATTTCATTTTCATGCGTTTTATAGGGTAAATAATCAGCTCCAAATCTGTCACTATTATCACCCCGCAGTCAAAATGTTTATATCTGCCGGCACATCTCCGGTCTCCGTCCACTCCAATTTCACGCCAACAAGACCACCGCCCGCTTCACTGCTGCAAGAAATAGGAGACTTTAAATTTGCGTACCATCCTCGGCCATCAAAAGTTGTTATCATCTTGGGCTCGCCATTGGAAAGAAAATCAATCATTTTCTTCTCGTAGTCTCCATATTCCATCTGAATATTGCAGCCAATCTCCAGAGGATTGAACAACCCTTCAATGGCTCCCGATTCATAGTTCATCTCTCCGTTTTGAACTGTATGTGGATATCTGCTATAATAGGGCGTTATCTGAGCAAAGGAAAAATTCCTTTGATGCGTATACTTACAGTTACGCTGGGAAACATATGCCTTTGACCTGTCCGCAATTACAATTCCTTGTGTGATTGGCGTTATGGAAACAACGACTCCTTGCGTTTCGCCCTCCTCTGATATGCACACGCTTCTGTAATCATAGCTCTGTCTGGATAGCGCAGTATAATCATGAAGAGTAAAAACAATGTCATCGCTCGTTATGATGTTGACTTCTCTTATTTTTAACCATACTCCCTCTTCACTTTTTTTCCTCTCAATCACAATTTTGTTCACAGTTTGAGGATCTACACCCCCAATATCATCCATACCGTGCCTTATCCTCACAGCGCTCTGAAAAATATCTGTATCCACAATCACCATCCATCACCTCCTTTGTCAAAAGGGGCAGAGACAATTGCTCTGCCCCTGTTTTTTAACTGTACAACCTCTGCAAAATTCTGTTGGGCAATTCGTTCACAATGGCCTGTGCCAAGCCATCCGTATCATTTACCCCGCTTAAATAAAAATCCCCAAAAGTAAAAGTAGCAGGGGGATTGCCTGTTTCTCCTGTTAGGTTCAATAGATCCATATTCTGTTGTGCGCTCCTGGAAATGATTGAACTCAGCAATCCGGATATGTCCATATTTTCAAGCGCAGAAGCATATAGCGCCTGCACATTCACACTACCAAAATCTTTGATAACCTGATTACCTTCGTAATCGTATACATTGTCATTCTTTTTGTTCTCTTCGATGGCGTCAATCGCTTCATCAATTTTATCAAGCGTTTCCTGATGGCGCAATTCATCCACCCTGTCCTGGGCTTCTTTGATTTTATTCTGGTCAGCTTCATATACAAACCCTATCAATCTGTTACTTTCCCCTACGAAGGGTACTGACCACAAATCATTGTGGCGAGAAAGTCTTTCGACTTCCTTCTCGTGCTTTATAATTAGGAGATATTTCACGAGATCGGACTGTATCTTCATCTCTTGCGAGCGAGTGGGTAAGGAAAATATATCACTATATCCTCCATTACAGTCTCTACGGTGTCGTTATCAAGAAAAATCCAAAGCGTTTTTTAATTTTAGGGGAATAACCTCGTAATCCCAAAATGGGATATCTGTTTTTCTGGCGTTCTATTGTGTGCTGTCAAACAAGCCTGCCTTTCTCGTTTGAATTTATTCTTGATAACGTTACCTCGGTCTTGACCATCTCCTTTGGCTTTTAACCGATATCCCCACTTGTTTCATAGCATATCACTATGCTAAGGGGCGTAGTTTTTCACCCTCACGGTATATGAGCTTTGTTCTCTGTGTTTTAGCTCTTTCCAGTTCTTCAAGAGCATCTTCCATTTCCTTCTTTTTTTCCAGAGCTTCATTGGTTTTTTCCAACTCGTCTCTTTGTTTCTGCAATTGCTCGATCTTGAGATCCGCGATTGCGTCATTCCATTCTTCCTGCGATGCCTTGATGTCCCATATGCTATCGTTGTTGTCATCAATCTGACCCTGCAACTCCTGCCACTTTTCACTCAAAACATCCAAACCACTCTGTTGTGCTTTCAGATATTCATTCTGTTCCTGAAGATTCTTAATCTGCTCAAACCCGTTTTGAATCAAATCATTATATGTGCTTTCTGTGTTGTCTGTCCCTTGCGCGTCATGAAAACTCTGGAATCCTTTGATCTGGCTCTGTATGGCATTCAGTCTATCCAATGCATACTGCAAGTTGGTAAGCGGAATTTGCGCCATTTCATCGTTCAGACCAATCAAATCCGTCTCTGTTTCAATAATCGTCTGATCAATATCCTCAAGGGTAGACATATATTCATGCCACTTATCACTATCAGGCGTTATTACACCGGAAGCAATCAGTGCATCAAACTGAGAAGCAAACGCCTCTCGTTCCTCCTGTAGTGTCAGGATTTTATCCTGCGTGGCTTTTATCGCATCTTCATAATCCTTAGCTGTAACTTCCTGACCGGCAGCCACCTTTTTATCCAGCTTTGCGGAGTTTTTATCCAGCGCCGCCTCAAGCCGATCAACTTTCTTTGTGTAGTATTCATCGATATTATCCAGTTTTTGGCGCGCAAGATCGACTTCCTGTTGTTTCAGTTCTTCCACCGTTTCCTGCGCTTTTTCTGCTTTTTCATACCACATAACGAAATCCTCTACCTGATTTTTGAGGTCTCCCTCATAATCGGCAATATTGATTTCGCCATTTTTGGCACGTTCCAGCATGTCATCGCCGAACCCATATCTTTGTTGCAGCGACTTCACATGCTCCATATAACGGTTATAACCGGCCTGGTTTACTTCGATTTCTTTCGCAGTCGCCGCAAGCGCTTCATCAAGCGTCTTGTTTTTATTGATATATCCAACTTTTTCTGCAACAGCATCTATCAGTTTCTGCGTAGCCTTTTTCGCAACTTCTATAGCACGTTCAATCCAGTCGTAAAGATCCCGCACCAGACTTTCTGGTTCTTCGCTAACACTGCCCCCTCCGCTTCCACCACTGCCGCCGCCACCGCCTTTGCCGCTGGAGCCGCCTTTACCTCCTGGAACGGTCTGGCTGTTGGTATTGTTGGTTGCATATTTCCCTATTGGCTGGCGCCCTCCCAATGTCGGCGTAGACGCAGTTACTCGATGTCCATTATAGTCATACACATAAGTCCACTTTTTATTGTTCGAGCCCCCCGCTAACGCTTTCCCCATAGATGCAGGCTTTCCCGCCAAAATCTTTTTGGTTTGCTCTCCATTGAATACAATATCTCCACGCCCAAGATTCGTAAGCTGAGGACTTTCAACCAGTCTCCATGTGCCAGTCTTCCGGCTCACAATAATTTCAGGAGCTATCTCTCCAACCAAAGTGGTTCCACCCTTGGCGTTGTCTGTGCCGTCTGCTGCAATAGGGCCTCCACCCAGCAGTGTTCCGCCGCCTATTTGTCTCACAAATACGGTCTTTGTGGCAGGGCGTGAAAGGTTAGAGTGCAAGGTATTGGCTGCGGCAATAGCATTGGAAGTATTGGCGGCAACAGGCTTGACCACTCTTTGTTTTGCAAAAGTTTCCAAGTTTTGTACAGAAGCAGTTCCCTCTGACGTATCGGCGCCAACTTGTAACTCAGTTGGGTTATCAACTTCTTCTTTTAATTTTTGTATAGCTTCTGTTCCGATCTCTTCAAGTATTATATTTGCTTCAATCTCCGACACTTCTTGTTTTAAATTCTCAATCGCCGTTTGCGCTCCTGTAGAGTCTATTGTTAATTCTGAAACAATAGGCTCTCCATTTTCATTTAACCACGGAGCTGTTATATCTGTAATAGGTGTTGGGGTTGATGCTTGTGCTGGTAATGAAGATTGATTTGGATCTCTCTCCCCACTATCTCCGCTTCCCTGGTCTCCCTCCACAGTAACATTGTCTGCATTCAGTGAAATATTCTGTGCAGATACATTCATTTGCTGAACTTGCTTTAGTGCTTCCTCTGCTTCTTTTCTGCGTTCGCTTTCTTTTTTATAATCTTCCGGCCCTATTGTTTCGGTATCAGGATCTTTTGCATAAGCATTGATCGCATCCAAAAAGGCTGTAGCCAATTCGCCGCTAATTCCACCAAGCGCGTCCTGGATATCCTGCATTGTTGTACCCTGATTAAAGGCGAATCGTGTCTCTCCATTTTCACCTTCAAAATAATGCCCGATATCTGCGTCTACAAAGCGATCAAATGCACGTCTGCGGTCTATTTCGCCATCTTCAGTATAATATTTCCCAAGGTTTTCAACCCAATCCCCAAGATCTTTTTCACTGATTATGCCCTTGCGGAATTTCTCAAGGAAATCAGTGCCGCCCACAAGCTCCATAGCGGTTACAAACTGGTCTGTGTTGAATTTCCCTGTTTCAAGCGCTTTAAGGATTTCGTCCAGGGCAGATTTGGCGCTCTTGAAATTGTCGTCGAGGTCCATCGAGTTCATTGCCTCTTTAAAAGCATTTAAGGCGCTCGTCGATTTTTCAAGAGCGGAGATCATCAAATAGGCGCCCTCGATGTTCTGAGCATATGCGGAAATACTGTCTTTTAGTCCTTCGATTCTTTCCTTGTCTCCGGCAGCTGCCGCAGCGTTAAGTTCTTCCTGTGCTTTTGTACAGGCTTCTGTCTGCTGCCTGATATAATCAAGCTGCTCTCCAATCTCTTCTTGGGCTTTGCTCCTGTCAAGTTCTCGCATCCGGGCATAGTCCACATAAGTAGACCCATAGGAAGTCTGCCGCAATGCCCCCTCCAGCCCGGCGGATCGAATACTTTCCATATCCTCGGGCGTCACGTAGCCGGTTTCATTCAGATTGGAAAGAGCAGAAATTGCCTTTTCTCTTGCTTCGGTATATTTTGTATACGACGCTTTCAGACCCTCATATTCTTTGGTCGTGTTCCCTATTCCCTGTGCTGTTTTAGCTACATTCTCTGCATCAGATATTAAACCAGCAACAAGGCTATCTATCATCGCATCGTACTCATCATCGTCTTCACTGGTATTTAGCCCTTTTAACTCAACACCCAATGCTATTATAGCTCTTCGATATGCATCAATAGCAGCTGGATTTTTTTGAAACTCCTCACCAGCGGCAACCAATTTTTCCAAAGCTGTTGTATTGGATATAAGCCTTGAGAAATCATCTTCAATTTTTCCCGATAAATTTTCAGTCGTTCCAAAATCCATATCGGAAAGATAACCAGAGGCCAATTGTACCAAAAGGTTCTCAACTTCTCCAGAAATTCGTTCCTGTCCCTTTGAACTGCGTTGGACATTCTCAACATAAACAAGATTCCCAACAGAGTCAAGCACATAATCCCGGAAGTATTGTGCGTCTTCCTTTGCCTGTGCTTCCACCTTGGACATGCTGGAAATTAAACCTTTCTGTATATCAGTCCTCTTTGCTATAATTGCTTCTCCAGCAGATGCATATTCATTTTGATAATATTTAATATAACTTGCTATTACTTCTACAGCACTTCTTGCTCCTCGTTTAGATCCAATAAGATTGTTTAATAAATCTAAATCGCCAGAATCATATGCTTCAGCAAGAGTTTTTGTCCCCTCTTCGCTAGAAAGCAACTCGTTAATCCTCTTATAATCACGGGCCTTTAGTATACTACCATTTTCCACACTAAAGGCTAGTCTCCTAAAATCTGCTTCATTGGTTTCAAAATCAGCTATTCTTGTTGACCGCTCATTTTGCCTAGATTCTTCATATAGTTTTTCCAGTTCTTCTCTAAGTTCTTGTACATCACCTTTTAAGTTTAAAACAGCATTTCCTTCATTATCCCAGTATCCAACCAATGAAGGAAAATTGGAGGCTAATTGGTTCACCAGATTCTGATACTCTTTATATTCTTCAGCTACCAGAGATGTTTTGGCATCTCCCTTTCCTATTTTCTCACTCAACTCCAGAAAGCGCTCAGCCGAGTCCCCAGTGGTGATTTCCTGAACCTCTTTCTGTTTCTCAGCCATATCGGCCCATTTACTATTTAGCTCATTAACTTTCTCAACTGACTTCTCATATGCATGAACCCAGTTGTCAATCGCATTGGCTATTCCTTCGATAGCAAACATAGCGATTGTTACTGCCGCCATCTGTGCACCCGCAGACACCAACGCTCTTCCAAGTCCCTTGAATCCATTCGCAATGCTTTTCAGCTTGCCACCAAAAGTCAAACTGCCCTGCATCTTTTGTGCTTGCCCATTAAACCGCTCAATCTCATCAGCGGCCTGTTTTCCCCCAGCAGCAATAACATCGAAATTGATTTCAGACTGAGCGAACATGGACATCCGCCCTTTGGCGCTGTCCATCTTTTGTTGATTGCCCACAACATTTTGGTACTCTTGAAGCAGTTTCAAGTCATTTTGCAGGCTGGCCTGCATCTGCTCTCTGTTGTAATCCCAGGCACCCCAAAAAGGAACGAACTTTTTATTCTCTCCGGTTCCAATAGTTTGCAGCAAAGCTGTTCCAGGTTTGAAAACCGTCAAAGCACCCATCGCTACGGCGGCGACGGTTTTCAGTCCACCCAAGGCTCCGGCAATTCCATTGATTACCTCAAGAATATTGGTAAGAAAATCATACCCAGCCTTCAATGTTTCAGGATCGAGAAAAACCACAGAGGTCTCGGACAATGTAGCAGCGAGTTTGTTTGCCTTTCCCTCTACGGAATCTACAAAAGTGTCGTATTCCTTTGCGGCGCTTCCTTCCGCCATACCCGCAGTGAGTTCTTCAAAAATGTTTTTGGCTGTGGAGAAGTTCCTCAGGATTGCCGAGCCAAGGTTGCCCTGCATCTTGCCGAACATCATCTCAACCAGCGAAGCCTGAGAAATATCAGTCAACTCATCATACTTTTCACTAATTTCTGACAGAATATCGTAAACATCTTTGTACTCCGTAGCACTCTTCATGATATCCACGCCGGTAAGCGCCATAATTCCTTCGCGCATCTTGGAAGTGCTACTGGCATATTCATCTACTTCTTCCCCAGCTTCCTCCAGCTCAGCTGTGCTACCACGCAAACGCATTGCCAGAGTTTTCAGACCATTACCAACCTTTTCGGGATTGTTAATAATCTCGTTACCTGCCGTGCCCAGCGCTATCGTTTTAATCAGATCGGTATTAGCCGCAGCCATACTGGCGGCGCTACGTTGGAGAATTTCACCAATCCCTCCGGAGGTAATTCCGTAGTTATTGCCGACATAGTTCAGCTTATCAAGAATATCTTCAGCGTCTGCCGCCTCAATATTGAAAGCCTTCATGGTGGAAATCAAACTGCTGGTAGCTGCGTCAACCGATTCTACTCCATCGCCTACGTTGTAGTAGATCATGGAAAGCTCACCAAGGCGCTGGGCCTCTTCCATATCAAATCCCATTCTCGCCCATCCGGCAGACGCTTCTATATAGTCAGGAGCCCGAGCAGAAAGATCTTTGCTTCTCCCCAGCGCATCGTCCATATATTTTGCGTAGGAAGCAGCCGATTCGTCCGTCACCTTTTTCAAACTGGTCATCGCAGTGTCGATCTCTGTGACCTTTTCGACCATTCGCCCGATGCTGTTCATCATCGTCATAAACAACTGGCTTATACTGAACCAACTTGCGAACTTGGCGAACCCCTCTTGGAATCTCTGGCCGAATGTTTTCCCCGCTTCACCCGCAGCACGAGCTTTTTGCTTGAGCACCTCAAGCTGATCGCTAAGCTGCTTAACTCTTTCTGGGGTCGCGCCTTGGGTTAAAGCTGTTTGGAATCCTTCTTCAACAGCGGAGAAACTCTGCGCCCACGTTCCGTCAGAAAAAGCTCTCCCGTAGTTGGAACGCATCCATTGCATCTGGGAGAGCTTGTTTTGAATCTTTTCTACGGTAGCGTCATACTTTTTTGTACTGGCAACCCCTTTATCTGTCGCCACAGCGGCAGCCGCCTGAGCACTTTTATATTCAGCCAAAGCGGCAGTAGCCTCTTTAAGCGAGGCGTTCGTTTTATTCAGGTATCCTGAATACTCGGCCATTCCTTTGGCATTGTTTCCACCCGATTGTATTCCAGAAAAAACCTCTTGTGCTCTGCTCAAATCACTTTTGGCTTTGTCTATAACCGAGTTTATCCCAGTCTGCGCTCCTGTCTCGACTCCCTTAAAAGCAACCTGTACTTTATTCGCCAGCGTTTTTATTCTGCTTTCAACTGCATTCAGGTTCGATCGCCCCACATCTATATCAAACCTGATTTTAGGTGTTACCCCACGACCGTTCCCCTGGTTTCCAAACCCTGGAGAAGTATTCCCGACCGAAGTCTCAATTGCTTTTTTAATCTGTGTTTGAATCGAGGCCAGACTGGCTTCTCCAATTTTGGCCTTTATTTCAAAGACCTTGTTTTCAACAGCCCCTGAGATCTGGCTTTCCAGCCCTTTGGAAGATTTACTGTCCAGTTTCGCTTGTACAGGTATTTCAATTTTCAGTTCGCTCATATCACCCCTCCTTTATCAAAAATAAAAGCGGGGTGTACACCCCGCGTCACTTGACTCGTATCCCCGCTTTCACCAGCCCATTTTTCAAGGCTTCCACATGCGCTCCAGAAGCTGAAAGCGCATCCATTGTAGCCTGTGTAAACGGCCTCGCCCCAGGTGAAAAATAATCATACCCTACGCCTGTCTCAATAACCTTCGCCAGATCTTTATCCGTTGTCGGCGGCGGGTTTCCCTTGCTGTTAGGCGGCGTAATGTTTTCTACCCGAAGCACTGTTCCATTGACCGTTCCAACAATATTCGCGTCGTTCCCCATATCATATCTCCGCTCATATACCGTCGGCTCATAGCTATCGTACACAACGCTCTGAACCTGCTTTGCCTCTTCCTTTCGCACAGCGTCAAGAACTTCCGCCCCAAGCGAAGCCTCAATTGTTTTTCTAATGTAAGCCATTGCCTGATTCAGTGATTTAACTGTCGGCATTTTCATCCGCCTCGTCCGTGTTTTCTCCAGCGGGAACGCTTTCAACATCCTGCCGGCTCTCTTCGTTTTGATTTTCATTTCCGCCCATGGCGTCAAGCATCAGCGCAATGATATCCGTCAGATTCAGATTTTTCATCAAATCAGGGTTATCACCTGCAAATTTCATAGCTTCACTTCCAATCGAGGCGAGGCTCCGCACAACCGTTGTCAGCGCCTCTATGGCGCGATCAAAACTGTTCCTTGCATAACAGGTCTTGCGATATGCCACAAGATCATCAATCCAGTTTTCCATCTCAATCAATTCCGGAAGATCGACGCTCTCCTTGATCTTCCGGTAACTTTCTCCCTGCATAAAAACAGAGATTTCATTATCTCCCCAATTTTCGGGAAGCTCAAAATCCGTATAATTGATGATCACGAACATTCCCATCAAAATGCTCTGTTTCCAAGGAGAATATTTTCCATCACTATCCATTACCTGCGAAGCAATAAACTCAGCAGTGGTCTTGCGCACAGTATAAGGAGCGTGCTTACGAACCTGAACCTCTCGCTCCTTCCCGTTAATCGTGCAAATAATCATCTTTCCTGTTACCTTTTTGTTTTCCATTATCATTCACCCTCCAAATCTTTTTGTTTCTCGGAGTTTTTCTCCCCGTTGTGTTCCATATTTTCTGTCATTGCCTTGTACTCACAGGCGAAAGCCAGACCAATGCATATCGCATCGGCTTCGTCCTCTGTAACTTCGATGTCATAATGATCCTTGACGAATTTTTGGGCCTGCACCTTCAGCTGCGCTCTCTTGATGTTTCTCCCCTGTTTGAACCCGAGCATTTTTCTCCATACGCTGGGTTTATAAATCATTCCGGAAATATTATGGCTGTAGCAATACCCCATAAGCCCACCCTGAATCTGCGCCAGCATGATTACAGCGCCGGCACTTCTCTGAAGGGCAACTCCTTCAAAAACCAATGCGTCCGGTTTGTGCTCTCCAATCAGGTTGAACATGCTTTCCATCATCAGCCGAACCCGCAAATCCGCATCTTTTACCCTTGAATAGTCCAATACTTCATATCCTAAAAGCGTTGAATCTTCAAACCAGGCCACACCAGTTTTCTGACTTGCCTGATCAAACGCCAGTATTTTCAAACTTATCGCCTCCCCGGCATCTTCATGCCAATTCATGCTTTCGCCAGAGATCATAAAGCCCCAATGTTTCCCTTTTGCTGAATACGCCAATCAAAATATCTCTGCTTTCCATCAGATCATAAAGTGTGGCTCCATGCTTTATATACCTGGCTATCTGTTTTGGGTTTTCCAAATACACCATTTCCATTGGGTCATAAACCCGATCTGTAATTGCGGAACGCACTTTCAAGACAACCTCTCCATTCAAAAAATTCCATTCAAAAAGGGGCGTCTCAATTTAAGAGACGCCCCTGAATCACTTTGCGCGAGATTTCCGTTTTGTGGTTTTTGGCGAAGGCGCCTGGGTTTGCTCGTTCTCACCTGCGCCATTCTCTAAAACCTTTTTGCCCCGTAAATAGACTTCAAGCATATTTGCGGGCATTTGCGGCTTTTTATCTGCGCATACCCGATCAACCGTTTCCGCAAACGACAGGTCGTTTTTCCCATTGTCGCGCCAGATCAAATATGCCAGATATACCTGATAGCACTCAGGCGAGCAGGCAATAACCCGCCACGGAGTATAGGTTCTTACCTGCTCGCAATATGCACAGGTTTCATATTCCTTGCCGCAAACCACACAATTCCGTTTGGCTTGCATCTTACCGCTCCTTACTTCGCATAAGCATTGCCGTCGAACAGGAAATCGAACAGCTTGCGGTCAGTGCTGCAAATATCCTGAGTCATATTCAGCATAAACGGGTGATCCGCATCAGGCGCGAAGTTCTGATCAATTTCCTGAGAGAACTTGGCGCGCGGGAACACCTGCCAGGCGGCATACTGGGTATTCTTGTCGCACATATCATGGCAAAGTACCAGGGCCACAAACTTGTGCTCCTTGGTTTTGTCGAGGGCAGACTTGGAAATCTTGAAGCCAACAGAGGTCTCATATTCATAATCCACATAAACCTTGTCTCCAGCATTCAGACCGGTAGGCAGGGTCAGCCTCTTTGCGGCCAGAGTAAAGTTTGTCGCGTTAGCCTCGGCGCCAATCCCGTAGGACTTGGAAGTGCCACCGCCCGCAGGCACAACATAAATGAACGGAATCTTCGCCCCTTCCACACCGACAGGCTCCTGCTTCAGCTCAATAGATGTCGTGGCTCCCGCGGCCAGCACATGTTCCTCCCACATCGGCACAGTAATCTTTGCCTGCTCAGAAGCATCCTTAACCTTCACGCCAATCTGATTGGCAAACAGGTCAAAGCTGAAGAAGGCATTGGAGGCAGAAAACTGGGCACTGATTCCGCGTTCCAGCGTTTCCACCTTGGCGCCTTCGGCATCCACAATATCTGTGCTGTTATCAATGGTAACTTTGAGATTTGCATCCTTGATCTGGGTCAAGGAATACATGCGTTCACCTGTGGCAATGTCATATCCGTTGCCGCGTACATAGCGGTCAACAATAACGTTGCTTCTATCAAAAGCCATATAATCCCCTCCTGTTCATAAACAAAAAACCGCCGCGATTTTGTATCACGCCAGCTTTTTCATATAGTTCAACTGTGATTTGTCAATTTTGCTAACGTCGATGTTGCCGGAATAACATCCGTTCAACAAAGCACGGGCAGAAACAATGGTTTGTATTCTTGATACCGCATCCATGAAAGCCCCTATTTTCATATCCCACACATCATACCATCCATACTTGAATCCCTCCATGTTGGTCATAGTAGATATCAGTGTTTTCAGCGGGGATGAAAATGGTTTGCGTTTGGCTTCCTCCCATTCCTCATAGGCCAGCTCCATACGCACCATTCTTGTAAACTCATTTCCGTTTTTAATGAAACGGGTCTGTTCCATGTTCATGAACTTACATATATAGTTTACAATCGCGCGGTAACCAATCTCGTCAATAACGATCTCGTCTTTTGCATTTCCCAGCACAACCCGGCCAGGCTGGTTGTCCACTTCCGTCGGTATGAAATCAGCGGGATCAAACCCCTCTCCGAACAAAAAAGCAGCGTCGCGTTTCTCGATTTGGGGAAACAACAGCATAAACAGCTGGTAGTTCGATATTTCTTCATATCTCAATCCTTTTTCATCCAACTGGGCCATCAAATCCGTCGGAGTCGCAAGAATTGTATGAACCACCGAAAAGAAACGCTTTTCGCTCTCTTCTCCGTCGCCGCTGTCTCCACCTTCGATTTCTCCAAGCGTTGGCTGCCGAATACGTAGCTTCGGAGCAATCTGCAAATCCCGCCCTCTGAAAACGCGCAGTTCGTCCACCTCAAAAAGTTTACCCAAGGCGCTCACCTACCCGGTTCCACCCTCGGATCTCATAGATGAGCTGTTTGCCATTAAATTTTTCGGGAACGTTTATCTCTCCCATTCCCCGAAACAGCAACTCGCCATAGGTATATCTTTTGGAGCCGTTGATCAGATAATCTATCCGGTCGCAAAGAACATCAAGTTTTGATCCCCTGTCTTCAATACCAAGCATCTCTCCGGCCTTGTCGTCCAGACGCATCTGGTTTTCAGGAACGATCACAAAAATCTTGAGCCTGTATATCCTTGTGGCGCTTGTCACCACGTCTGGGATATCCACTTCACATGTAACCAAGGTCCTCGCTTCTTCTTGTATTCCCAGCATTTTTCTCCATGGAAACACCTGCGTGTACCGAAGATCCAACCCCGGAAGCGTTACATTTTTCTGATGCTTAATCAGCTTCACAGCTTTGTCGTCAGTCAGAATATCTTCCAGCAGGCAGGCCTTGATATCGCTGACCACATTGTAATTCTCCAGCGCGCCCATTAAAACCACCCACTTCCTGAATGCTCCCCATCTTCATCAGCGGGCCTGTAATCAGCTATCCCAAGCTGAACATTGTCCACGCCTTCTCTGAACTGAGTTTCGTGCAGGGTGATCTCCAACAACCCGGAGTTTTCCTGTGCGCTGTTTTCGTCGTATTGATAGGTATTGGTCACAACATTCAAACGAGAGGCTTCCACCGCCAATGGATGCATTCCTTCTCCGCACGGACCAAGAAGAAAACGCTTACCTCTTTCAATTTTCAATGTCTCGGCATTTACCTGAACGATCGCCTTCATGACGAAATTCGCTACATCCATATAGGTGTTTTGCGTCTCTCCGAAAGCATACTTGCTTCCATCCTTATCCCATCCGTATTCCTCATGGATGCTTCCATCCTCAAGCTGCCAGCGCAAAAGAATGTTGCATTGAACCATTGTGCCATATAAACCCAATGTATCGTCAGCATTTAAGGCGTTGACAATCCAATAGGTGTTCTTCCAGCCAACAATGTCCCCCAGCTTCAGGTTTTCACCTGGTTTCCCGATGATTTTTTTCGTAAAAGGGTCGTTCAGTGGTACAATCTGCACCTCCTGTGAATCTTCCGCATGATTGATAAAAACTTCTTCCCAGTTCAGCGTCCGGCTAAAATCTTCGGTTATTCTATCCCGATAAGCCCTCACTTTCGCCTGTTTCTCGTTCTCCACACCATTTGTGCCCTGGAGCATCCTGTAATACGTTATATCGTGTATCATTCGTCGCTCTCCTCCGGCAGGGTTGTGGAGATATACTTTTCCTCTCCCGTCAATCGGTCTTTAGAGAAATAATCTGCAAGCAGATAGTCAATTCTTGCCCTTTGCTGTTCAATCAGGGCAACATACGTCTGCCTTTCATTGGCTGGCGAATGGAGCAGTTTCAGTTCAGACGCTGAAAAAGTATTGATTTTCGGCAGTAAATCAACCAATCCTCTTTCGTAGTAGGGAAGCATCATAACATCCGCAAGAAGCTCAACCTCATCGTCTGTGATTTCTTCTGCGAACCGATCCTGTGCATCTTCTCCCTGAACGATCTTTAACTCAAACCCAAGCGGAATATGGCGCCTGATGTAGCTGCACGCTTCTTTCAGGAAGGTTTTCGCCCGCTCCTCAGCCAGCTTCATCGCCATTTCTTCTTCGACTTCAAAATATCGGAAAAAATCCCTGTCTTTTTCAACCCTGTCAAAAAAGGCTGTGTACACATCTTGCAAGCTGCTTGTCAAGGCTATCACCTCCCTGCGCTACTCACGACTTCTTTGCCGCAGTTCGCTTGCCCGTAGCTCTGGACGCGGGGCGCCCCGCCTTTTTAGAAGCTGTTGCTTTTTCTTCGTCAGCCACGGCGTCCTTTGGCGCTTCCGAAACATTTTTATCCTCTGCATTCGCCTCAGAGGCGTTTCGCATCAATTCCAACTGCTTGGCAACCTGTTCTGCAACCATTTCAGACACCTGCTTCTCCAGAACCGGATCGCCGGACGGATTGCCAACAGGACGCAGCCGCAGCCTGGAGTTCACATCTCCACGCAGAATTTCCTTTCTGCGTTCTTCTACCACCTTTTGCACGCGCGTCGAGATATCCACCTGCCCACGCTTGATCAGCCTCTGCATATGAGAAAAAATCCTGTCAATCTGAACCGGATTGACAATCGCTACAATCTTCTCCATTTTTTCAATGGTTCCATTGATCAGCATATCATCAATCTCATCTTCAAAAATACAGGTTTCCTTCCACCTCGGAATTTTGAGGGCGGCATACACCTCTTCTCTTTCGCTTTCATCAAACTCGATGATCCCGTCCCGAACCACCGGCGTGCGGTTGTTGATAAACTCAAGCTCCGCGAGAGTAAAATACTCCTCAACCGGAACTCCGTTTACAAGGGTTCCTTCCAAATAAATATTTCTGTCTCTGGTAGACAAAGCAACCCCAAACTGATTTTTGTTGATTACACGAATCGCACTTCGGTCCATTGATTATCTTCACTCCTTTTATTTATTGATTGTGCAAAACAAGCAGCCGGGAAATCACCCGGCTGCCTATGTCAACCCTGAATCACGATCTTGGCGATCTTGCTCAGATCAGTAATGGTATACCCAAAGGTGTATCCACTCACCTTCAGATGGATCTTCTCACTGTTGATATCCTCGTGCTCAAACACACGCGCCTCGCCGCGAGTCTGTACATTGCCGATCTTGCCAGCCACACCAAAAATAACTTTGTCAGGAACGATCAGAGAGCCGTCGGGCAGCTTCTTCTGTCCGCTGAACCCGATCATCTCAATTCCAGCGTAATCGTGCAGGAAACCATCGGTATTGTAGTAACCCTTTTCGCGGTCGCCCGGCCAACGGCTCGCCTGCTCCAGCTTGCTCATCGCCTGACGATACTTGTTGAGCATAAACATGAAAGGCTCGCCGGTGGAATCCTCCATATCGCGCAGATAGAGCGCGAGTTTATCAGCAGACGCATCAGTGGGCGCCGCGCCGCTTTCGGTAATATAGTTTTCTCCGCTGGTAATCGCCTGGTTGAGCATATTGAAGATCATAGAGACCTTCTTGTTCTCCAGAGCCTGGTTGATGTACTCAATGTACTTGGCAACGGTATTGTAGCCACCCTTGCGCATATCCTTCAGCCGGATATAGGTCTCAGCCTGGAGTTCCTTCCACACGGGCAGCATCGTCTCATGCTCGATATAAGAAGCCGGCACGTTGCCGCCAGTCACCGCCTCATACACCTGAATCGTATTCTTCGGGTCGGTTTCGGTGTAGTAATCATCAAACTCACCGATATTGCCCTCGTCAAACATGCGGCCAATCAGCTCGCTGGGGGCATTCACAGTTTCCTGAGTAAACGCGCGCTTGATCAGCGCGGCAATCTCGTGATCGCGATCATGGCCGGTCTCGCCAATCTTGCGCATCCGTTCATCAATAATCTCACTGATTTCCTTCTCGTCATCCGTCAGGGGGTTTCCGTAAACAACATTACTCGCCCACTCGGTCAACACGCAGGGCTGTACCATCTTTTCAGCAATTTCCATCTTTCTTCCCTCCTTCAAAATAAAAAAGCGGGCTTCAACCCGCTTTCATGTTGTTTCTTCTGTTTTTCAGCCGCCTACAGTCTTTGTGGGGATGCGCTTCACATGATACATCTTCACACCGAAGGGGTTCGCATACTCACCCACGCATTCCCAATCAGCAGCGCCAGCGTCTGTCTTTTTGAACTTGTTCCCCTCCACCTTCAAAGGATCTTGCGCCGCAACAACTCCGTCCACCTCAGAAGTGGCATAGTGTTCGCCCACACGGGTGGGAACCTTGTTAAACACCTCTCCCACGGCAATGTCGTCATTGTCGATCTCGCGGGGCGTAATCACGGCGTTGATGCCGTCATAGCTTTTGTCCTTATCAGCAATAAAAGCGCCGCCCTCCAGAGGAGTTCCACGCTTGATCGCGGCAGCAGCCGCTTCCTGGGCAATACCCTTGTCATGGTCTACGATCAAATAACTAAGCATCGTTATTTCCCTCCTTTTGTTTTAAGCATTGATAAATTTCTTCCACATGGCACTTCGAACATCCCCGTCGCTTTCCAGGGCGCTACGTGGCTTGTCCGATACGGAAGAAACCTCTTTCTGTCCTTCATCCTTGTGCTGCCGGGCAATCATCCTGTCGGCTGCCGTCGCTTTCACTTCCAGAGTCTTGAGCTCACTGATCAGCTTGCCGATTTCTCCATCCTGCGAAAGTTCCTCCTCGGTAAAGCAACCGCGTTCCTCAGCCCAGTTACGCAGAGAGGCAACCTGCCGCGCTTTTTCTTCGGCTTTCTTGCGCTGCTCTTCGGCCTCCCATTTTTCTTTATACTCAGACAGAGAACTCACGTCCTTTTCAAGACTTTTAATCTTCTCGTCCCTCTGGCTGAGCATATTGTTGAAATCTCGCGGAGAAGCCATCAGCTCAACCTCGGTCTTGCTGACAATCGAAACATTGCCTTCCTCAATAGCGTACTGCACTTCCACAAAATACAGATCGCGCTTTTCGCTCTCCTCGTCTTTGACCCACGCAATGTTATCAGCCGGAAACAGGAATGCGATCCACGGATATTTCATACCGTCTTTCGCCAGAGCCTCGTAAAGCGCCCTGCGTAAATCCCTCTCTGTCATCATGCTGACCTCAACTGTCTCTCCGCCTTCGGCGCCTTCTTCAGAAGCAGCAGGCGATTCCTCTTGCCCCGCCATCTCTTCTCCTTCCAAAACACCTTCGGCCGCGGAAGGTTCATGCGTGTTTTCAGCGGTACGGATGTTTTCTGCATTTTCCGGGTTTGCGCCGGAAATTTCACTTTCTACCGCTACTTCCACTTCAAAATTCTCATTGTCCATCTTTTTGTTCACCTCGCTTTCCTGTAAATCTTTACTGAGCTCCTGCGCCACCATCAGCTCCGTTGGCGCATCTTCGCTCGCAAGCGACAGCACGGAGGCGCTCGGCCCATATGCAGGGTTGTAACCAAGATCCCATCCTAAAAATGCATTTCCTTCAAATTCGTATGTTTTCAGTATTTTCACACCATCCTTGTACTCATAGGCGCTACACTCAATCTCCCACGAATTATGAAGGCGCCCCTCGGCAAACAACCTGCGCACAGCGGCGATATAGTTGCCGTATCGCTTCCAGATTTTTTGCTTCGCAAACAAGCACGGCAATTTTTCCGTGGTTCCATCAGTGAGAACCACATCGTCCTCAGCTATCCATACTTCCGTGTGCGTGCCTATGCTCTGGGTTCCGAAAACATAATTTCCATTTTTGTCTTTTTGGACCTCGTGTCCCCGGAAAGTAGGCTGCCCTTTGGCATTAACAGCATATTTGGCCTGAACAGGCATATCCACGAGAGTCTTCGCAAAAGCCTCGACCTCTGCGCGCCCGTTTTCATCATCGGGATATGGAAGCATCATGTTGTTAAAATTGGGGCGGTTGTAATAGCATACCCTGTTTACAAGCGTAAGGTATGTCTTGCTCTCCTCTGCGATCTCAATTTTCCCGCCATGCAAAGAGCATACTACCTTTGTTGCATCTTCTCCCACTTTTTATCATCACCCCCTTTCCGTGGCAAAATCAGGCTTATATCTACTTTTCTTCATTGCGCACCTTGTCGTCAGCCTGCTTGTTCGGGTCTTTGGAGTTTTCATCCTGTGGTCTGCCGCCACTTCCTCCATCGTCTCCAGTGGTTGTATAGGCGGTCTGTCTGGGGGCGAAAATTTCATTATAATTCCCGGCATTCTCGGCTTCTCTCTTCATCTTTTCATCCTCAATTCCATAGCCAAGCAGCTCATAAGCTGTTTCATAACTACAGTTGAGTTTTGTGAAGAGAATATTCGCCAGCTCAATCCGCAGACTGGCTTCCATCATTTCAGCGTCGATCACCTGTATGCGCGGGGCATATTTCGGATCAATGCCGGCGTCTGAAAGCACTGTCCGATACCACTTGTACAACACATCTTCAAGCTGCATGGTAATCTTATTGATATTACGCATGAGCTGTTTGATGTTGATCGTCGCACTGGTCATCGACTTGTTGCTCGAATCCATCAGAAAGGATATTCCAAGCGTGCTCATCACATCGTTGCGATAGCTCTGTATCGTTTCCGCATTGGTAAGCTCGGCCTTCGGTTCAACATACGCAATTTCTCTTACCGTCGCAGGGGCTGTGACCAAAACAATGCTGTTTTTCCATGCCTGAAGAAGTGTTTCATGGGCATATGCCTGCTGTTTGTATGTGTCGGCGTTGTAATTACTGCCCAGTATTTCCTTGTTCAAATATTGAGCGATAATTTTCTTGGCCCGCACCTTCGCAGCTTGCCTATCGGCTTTTCGGAAACTTTCCAGCATGACGGTAGGAGAAAGCGCTCTGAAAATCGAGGAAAGCCCATACTGTTTTCCCTGATTGTTCACCCTGATTACACCAGAATGCCTGATATCCAGTTTTGCATAACGCTCGCCCTGTTTATAGGCATCCCTAACCTCCTGGGGATAAACCGCCTCAATCTCCTTTTGTTCGTTCTCATAAAACAGCGCTTTTCCTTTGCGCGTCTTCGTATATGTTTTGCGCAGGCGGGATTTCAAGGTATTCATATCAATCAGAACATAAGGCTCGCCGCCCACTTCATACTGACTGATCTCGGCAACACCCACCGGATATCTGTCAACCACATAATCAACCAGCGTATCGGTGTCGCCGCCTACTTTTCCAGACGTTTTCAGATAAAGAATAACTGTACCGTCACGGAACGCGCTTACAGTCGATTCGCGTATCAGCTCGCGCAGCTTGATTTTCTCATTAAATTCCGTTATCACGATTTTCGCACGGTCGTTGTCGCTTGCTGTAAGCTCCTTGTTTCTGGCATCCCGCCAATGAAGCCTGTATTTGGCATTGACATTGTTTTCAATCGCCTCAACCGTGATTCCGATAATGTCATCCTTGTTCACATACTGCCGGATCACATTGATGATCTGCATGGTCTTGCTTTTGTCGCTTTGGGGGGACACACTCCACTCATCAATATCCGACTGTGTTATAGAGGCAGAGGTCGAATCATCTCCAAGCACTGTTGTATACTCACGATTGGAAGGGTCGTATCCTTTCTTCACCGCAGCTTCTTCCGCCTCGGCCATTGTGGTTATCCTTTGCGCCTCATTCGCGTCAGAAGTTTTTGTATAAACCTCTCGCTCAGGGATAACGACCTCAAAATTATCTGTTTTCCCGTTCATCAGCAATTCTCACCCCCTTTCGATGATCTCTCCCGTTTTTTACAGCACATAGTTAAAGGTCTGTTTGTCTCCCTCGATCCATTTCTTATGGTTGGCTTCACATACATCGTCCCAAAGGAAAACAAAAACCACTCGTCCTTCGCGGAATTTATCGTTCTGCACTGCCACCATCTTTGCCCCATTCATCAGCATATAGTTCGCATATCGCTTCGACTTGCAAAAATAATAACGAGGGCGCTTATCCCTCTTGCCGGCGTCGCCAGCAGTCTTACCAGCTTCCGAAACCGGAATCAACGCATTTTCATACATCAGGTATCATCCTCACTCTCTTCAAAAATCAAAATCAACATTGCTTACCGTCATAGGTCTGTCCGTTTTTTCTTCTTCCACCTGCGGCGCAAGCGTCTGGCCTCTACGCAGCTGGGCCAGGCGCCAACACAAAAGGCCGAACGCATAGATTCTGTCATCATGCATCCGACCTTGTTTGTCCGGTGGAAATGCATATTTCACATTCCCGCTGTTGACATACCGACACATTGTTATCAACTCTGTTTTGAGCAATTCAAACTGCATCAGCGAAATCTGTTCCTGGTCTGTCAGGGTGATGATTTTTTCATGCTCCTGCCCGTTTTCATCTATGATCGTCCTGGACACATAGGGCTTGCCCTCATATGCCACCGGAAAACTCACCACACCCAGCTTTACCATATCCTCAAGCGCCTGGAATATCTCAACTCTTCTTCCTTTGGGGTCTACCATGATTACATTATCCACCGCATTGGGAAAGTCCAGAACCGCCCGTTCGTTCAGCTTGTGGCTGGAGTCAATGATTCCACGATGAACCTTTCCATCCGGTCCGATAAAATCAGGAACCATATTGTCGCAAATACTGTACATCTGCCCGGCGGGGCCGCTGTCCATCAAGATATTATGAATGTTCTCATAATCCATCTTGCCGTACTCGCTTCCATTGTAATCAATCAACACCTTTTGAAATGCCGCCACTTGTTCCTGCATTCTCATTGGCGTTTTGTTTTTCGTGCTCGGATCTACCAGAGCGATGATGTTCTTCAGTTCCATCCTCCAGCCAATCTGAGGATCGTTGATCAGCTCCGCAGCCACAATGATACTTCCGTCGTTGATTCTGGCAGAGTCCCAGGAAAGCATGTATCTTTTAAGCCCATCTGGATTCCGCAGATCCGGTACGTAATCTTTGGTATACTGCATCAGCATTCGCCTTGTCAGTATCTGTCCCTCGTGAGATTCCGAAGTGAATTTGTTGTAAAGCTCACGTAACGCCTTTTCCCTGTCTTCGTCAAGCGCCTTCTGAATCTTGTCTTCATTAAGAAGCGACGGATAGCTTTCGCCGTTCAGTGTGGCGTTCCTCACGGCATCCGCGTTCAGGTTGCACACAAAATACTTATGGTTTCCCATGATCATCTGTTTTGTGAACATCCTGAATTTTTTGTAAAACCCGCTTTCTGTATCGGAAGCGGAGCTGCAATAAAGGATCTGTCTCGGAAAGTTCAGCGGCTCTTCGGTCAGGTCGATATTTCCACCCAGTTTGAAGTTTTCATCCTGGTTTACAAACTGCTCCGCCTGAATGAAAAGTTCGTCACTGAACCATCCGCTTTCATCAAACACTACCAGATTGGAGCGTTTACCCTTGATATTTGTGGTATCGCTATTTAATGTGTTGATAGATGAACCGTTAAAAAGCTCCACCCTGTATGAATCAGGATAATGTGAAAAAGGATCTCCAGCCGCTATTCCAACGCCATTTTTCTTTGCTTCATCAAAGAAAAATTCCGTTGCTCCGGTAAAAGACTCTATTTCCTTCTTTGCCAGCTTCTCAATCTTTGTGAACACCTCTTTACTCTGCGAACCGGTGTTGCCAAGTATGTGCGTTGCATGAAACGGAAACAGCAGGCTTCTTTTCATAATGTAAGTTGCAGCTTCCGTAGTCTTTCCTCCGTTTCGGCACATCAGCCACAGAGCAAAGTCCGCTGTCCATGTGCCAAGCTCAAGGTATTTCTGGTAATCAAGATATTCAACCCCCATAAACCTCTCGCCAAATTCTATTGGATGCATACGCCCCCAGTTGATTACTTTGCAATACTTGGCATATACTTCAAGTTTCCGCTGGGAAACCTCAAAAGAAAACGGAAGCGTAATCGTCTGTATCATGCGCTCTCACCGTCCGGCGCGCTAGAAGCTGCTTCGATATTTTCTCCCGTGTTCACATCAACTGTATAAACCACCTTTCTTTGATTCTGTGGTTTCTCAGCCTCGTGCGCACGTATTGTCATCAGGCGAAGCTCTTCCTTCAAGGTGTCAACCTGCTTGTTGAGAGATCGTATCGTGTCCGCCTGCTGAGAAACCATTTCGGCATACTCGTCGCCTGTAAACCCCAGTTCCTCCATCAGCGCCTTGGCATTGATTGCAGCGATGTTCTGAAATGTCTCCGACATTTTTACAGTCGTCAGATTTGTTTTAGCCTCTACAACCCCGTTATCAATCATCTCTTTCATTATGGATGTCAGAGCCATAGCATTCTGCGATCTCTTGCCGCTACCACTCATACTGATTCCATTTTCCTTGGCGAGCTGATTGATAATCCTGTTCAACGCCGTCTTTGTATCGCTCAACTGTTTCATTTTCCCAAAATCGGGCGAAGGGCTTTTCAGTTCTTTATTGGTCTCAATATCTACGAGCGATAGCTGATGCGTGGATTTCACTATCTCAATGGCGGAATCCATTTTGTGTTTGTCTTCCGCAATATCAGAGATCATAAGATATCGTGACAAACCTCCGAACAAATGCCGGCGGTCCTCGCTCGTATAGCTCTCATCATCAAAAGGGTCATAACCGACAACGGAGAGACACTGGCTTTTGTTCAACTTATCGCTTTTCTTCCACTTTTCCTCTCTCTCGTCTCTGGTTTCGCTCGCTGTTTTCAGGCCCCTTTTGCTTTTAAGCAGCTCCATCATATAGTTCAGAAATGGTTTTTTCTTGTACTGATTGATGTTCAGTGAGCGCATATACTTGCTCAGGGTAAACTCGTTTTTTTCCGGATCATCTTCTTCCGACTGATCCATCATGTCATACAGGGGCTCAGAAAAGTAGCACCCCATCTGCATGCAGACCAGCATCAAGGCGACTTTTCTGTCCTTATACTCTTTTGTATAGTCCTCAAACAACTGGTTCGCACACGACATGCAGATATTCGTGCGATTGTCATTGTGTTCAAATATCTCGTTTGTTCCAACGGAATAAAACACGCCCATCGGATTTTGCGTGATTTTTCCGCATTTTGTACATTTGTACAACTCCGGAAGTTCTGAGATCAACGCATCTATCCGAGCCGCCTCTTCCCTTTTTTTCTTCTCTGCGGCCAGCTTGGCCGCACTCTTGGGCCTTCTCTGCCCCGCCATCGTTTTTCACCCCCTTTCCTGTGTGTCTTTCTTCAGACAATCTGATCCGCCATGACGCCAAACTCACTTCGATGGTCGTTTTTCAGATACGCACATGCGAAATTCGGATGGCCGGCAAACACCTTTGTCATCTTTTCAAACCCAGATTCTCTTTTGATGTCGATCTGTTCCATATCACCCTCAAAGACGATCTTGCATCCCTTTTTGCATCTCTGAATGATCGTCCGCGTAGTATAGGCGTCTATGTCCTGCGCCTCCGTCACAAAAACCGCATCCTCTGCGCCAAACTCCATACCGCGCAGGTCGGATGTGGAGATAATTTCAATAGCGCCGGAGTCCAAAAGTTCTGCCAGTGCGCTCTCGTCACCAAATTTGCTTGTCAGGATGTTGCCAAGCGAACCCGTGGTAAGCTGTTTTTCAATCTTGGAGCCCTTCATGTAACCGAGCTGGCGGCTTCCTTTTAGCGGCTCGAAGTGACCAATGACATATAGCCTGCGTATCGACTGGTCTTCAATCTGCTGCATCAGATATCCAAGCGCAAGCATTGTTTTGCCACTGCCCGGCCTGCCATACAAAACCACAAACTCGTGGTTATCAAGCGCTTCAAACGCACATCTCTGAAACATATCCAGCGGAACAATCTTGCCAAACGCCTTTGATCTGAAAGATCTGGAGCCAATCTGTACCGTTTCCCGTCCATTCCACTTTACACAGGCAACTTCTTCGCTGTCGGCATTCTTCAAAACAGCATATTGATTTATCTCCAAATCAAAAATGTTTGTTTTACCACCACTGTAAAGTGCAACCCACTGATCATCCGTCGGAGAAAGTTCTTTATACCCAACAGGCGCTGTCTCCATCTTTTCTTCGGCCATAAATTTTCTTGGTATCCGCAACTTCCCGGCTGAAACAAACTTTTCAAAATCATCTGTGTAAAATATCAGATCCGTTTTTTCTTCAGTAAAATATCTGTATACTTCCGCCATCACTTCCGCTTCAAATCTTCCAATAAATTGTTCCAAATACTCTCCGCGAAGTGTCTGAAGCGCCGTTCTTACTTTGTTTTTCATTTCAGAACTGGTTTTGGGATCGTAAAGCATGTCTGTCATTTCTCTTATGCTTGCCAAAGAAGCCTGCCATGGTTCATGGCAGCACTCCCCGTTCCCAAACGTTCTAATCAGCGCACCGGTATCATAAAACATCAAAGTAGAAATAATACCAACTCCTTCTGTATCGAATACTTAACGCGAACTATCGCGCTCTGGTACTCCGCACGGGAATTGAACCCGCATGGCACACACATCGGCGCCATTTCCTGTCGGAGTATGTGGGCGCGGGACGTGGATTTGAACCACGGATCTTCAGCTCATGAGGCTGATGAGATAACCTCTTCTCTATCCCGCGTTGTCTTGCATATGGTTTAAACGGGTGAGGATTTGCACCTCACATAGCCATCATTCCTACAAGCGCCCTCCGGTTTTATGAGCCACTTCGGCACCCCGGCAACTATATGGCCTTATGATCTAAGCGTCTACTGTTTCGATTCAGAACTCTTACAGGCTCCGTTTCGTTTTACCACTCCACGTAGGAACGCAGAGCGTCTATTCCGCCACCGTTTAAACCCGGTTTCCAACCGTTTGTTCGCAAACATTCCGGCGGACGCGCCCTTCGCAAGATTGCGCATCTCTTTAATGGCCTGGTGCCCCTTGCAGGTTTTGAACCTGCGACCCATAGATTAAAAGTCTATTGCTCTTCCATCTGAGCTAAAGGAGCCTAAGAGGTTGAAGTCCCTCTTCTTACTGGCCATCTGTCTTTTTGTTTAACGGGTTGAGACATATTTGCTAAGAACAACCACCGATGTCCGCATAAACATGATTACTCATCCATTTATAACGGATTTTTCTCTGTCTTTCCAGAAGTCAACCGTCTTTCCGATTTGTCACTCTAATAAGGCCAACTGCTCAGCACGGGTTAATCTCGTCACCTGTTTTGTCAGTTGCTTTCGGTGCTCTTCCATACACGCATAGAACACACCTTTTCTGGAGCCACCGCACGGAATCGAACCGTGAACCTGCTAATTTATCTATCAATGTTCAGCTACTTCCTCCTTTACCTTTTGTAACTGTCTTTCCAATTCATAGTCTTTTGCAAAGGAAACTCCTTTGATTTGACCATTTTGGGGAGCGACAAATCGCAAAGTTTTGCTAGCTGGACTCTCTGCTATTGGGATCAAATAGCACTTATCACCCCAATACGTTGCAAAGAAATCAATATCATCACTTGAATATCTCTCATTTTTGACTTCAGAGGAATTGACATGAGTGCTTCTGCAAGAGAATTTAATTGCTCCTTCGTCTTTAAGAGATGAAGTTTTGACTTGAATTTTTAACAGTTTGCCATTTACATCCGCAATGAAATCATATTTGGAATTGTCCCCATATGGGACACTAACTCCACAACCTTGCTCCATAAATGCAGCCAAGCATTGAAGTTCGGTTAGATTGCCTTTTTGCTTAGAGGTTAATCCCATATTTATTTCACTGAGTTTGATTGACAAATCAGCTGCTCTTCCTATTGAGCCACGATGGCACTTGGAGTGGCAAACGGGACTTGAACCCGCAACATCCAGCTTGGAAGGCTGGCGCTCTGCCATTGAACTATTGCCACAAATAAAATTGACCCGGTGCATAAACCACACAGGGTCAATTTATTAAAGTCTTTCTTCTGGTGCGGAAGGCGGGAATCGAACCCGCATGCCATCAGGCGGGAGATTTTAAATCTCCTATGTCTTCCATTTCCATCACAACCGCACATGGTGGGCGCACAAGGACTCGAACCTTGAATCCGCCGGTTATGAGCCGGTAGCATTAACCATTGTGCTATACGCCCCCAAAAATTCCGCGTCTGCGAAAAACACAGACGCGGAACCGGTCATATGCCGCTCAGTTGAGCCACATATTGATATTGTTTGCCACCCAGATCTGTCCACGGGGTGTAATCAAAGGCGTGTAGGAAAGCTCTTCCTCACCCGAATAACGGTTGTAAAAACAGTTTTCCTGAACGACAAAATACCCGTCATCAATATATTTCTGGTACGGAAGGTTTCTTTCACCGGGATACCGGCCAGACATGAGGATCTTTCGATCCCTCAAGATGGAAAACAGCCTGTTCTGGCTGATAACAAATCCTTTTTTACTGAGCGCTCTCGCCATTTCAGCCACATGGATGTTTTCTTTCGTTTTTTCCACGGCCTCGGCAAACGCCACCTTTGGAGCCTGCTCCCTGATTTTTGTTTCCGCCGCGATTCTTGCCTCGCGCTCATTTTTCAAGTCCGTCGCAAGTCGAATAATCGTATCTGGATTCAGCAAAAACTCCTCTACCTTTTCCGGCGTCAGATAGGCGCTATGCTTGCGAATAGAAGGAAGCACCTCAGAAGTTACCCAGTGCTTAAAGCGTTTTGCGGAACTCAGCTTGCTGCCAAGGATCAGAGAATAAAGACCAGACTCGTTGATACACATAGGTTTTTGATCTCTACCGATGGAGTCACGAATCGTTACCCCATCGGTTTTGTCATCACTGTCCACATGGTCAATAATCGCCTTGCGCGGATTGCTGTACCCAAGAATCTCTGCTACATCCTTGCCAACAAACCAGGGCTCACCGTCAATAGTCACGGTACGCACAGTGCCAAACTCAGAACTGGTAAAAACCTTCATTTCGTTCATCAGAACAACTCCTTTGTATAGAAAATTGGTTAGATTCAAACGTTTTGGTCCGTAAAAAGCCGATTTTACTCCAATACAGCAGGGAACACCCCTTCAATCCCGTCTTCCGTACACACCACCAGCGTCTGGCTCGCTTTTCCACTCAACCGTTTCTGTACGGTATAGTCATCTCCCGTTCCCATCAGCGTCCCATTCTGTATCAGTTTCACGCCGCATATCTCATCCATCTTGGGGTAGTGGTAATGACCAATGCAAATCGCATAGGGAAGTGCCCCCATCATTGCCGACAACTTCAAAACGCCGGCCTGTGTAAGATCATCGTTGTCTCCATGCGCAAACAGGAATTGCTTCCCGCAAATCTCCATTTCGGTCAACGTGTTGTCCATCTGCTCAATAACATGGAAATTCGGAAACCTGCTCAGCATTTTGGAGGCATACCATGCCACCAGATCGTCCAGCCGCTCTCCCTTCAGCGCTTCATTCCTTTCCGGCAAAAGGCGGCTGTGATTCCCCGCAACGCTTGTGAAGTTTATACATGGGAACCTGACGCATAAAGACGCCAAAAAATCCGCCATCAGTGTTGAGGCGGTCATAACCTGTTGTATGGTGTTTTCCTGATTCGCAACCTGTAGCGACATATGGATGCCGCCGGAAATATTGTCTCCAAGCAGCACCACATTGCAGGCGTCAAAAGGATAAAGCGCCCATATTTCATCTATCTTTGCAAGCAGCTTCTTCAGCCTCTCTTTGGCTATATCCACGTTATAGCCCCCAAATTCATTGGAAAAGCGCATGCCGATATGCCAGTCTCCAAGAAGAACAAGCATCTCGTGATGTTTGTGCGGAGCAGAAGAGATCATTGTTGTGTATATGCCGTCATCCATTGCGTACCGCTTTTCACCATATTCAATCAGAGCGCGCTCGATTTCCTCAAGCCTGCGCTCATATCTCGCGGCGTCACGGATGTATTTGTTGTACTGCACTCTCTCGTCTCTAAGCCTCACCCTTTCCTTTTCCAGTTCGGCTTTGACTTCAAACATTTCACTTATCCCACCGAGAGAAGCCATGGCGGGCTTTTCCGCAAAAACATCGGAAAAGATCATTTTGGCATATTGGTATGGTTTCCTGTATGCAGAAGGCGTCCGATATTCACTTTCGTCCGCCCTGAAATAGCGGTTCATGATTTCGCCTATCTCTTCCCAGTCGGCATCTATCAAGCCGTTTGTTTTGGCCTCTCCAATGCGCCATAAAAACTGAAACTCGCTTTCACCCTCTCTGGGGCGAAAATCCGGGGAGGTCATTCTTTCTCCCCGGTGCCCGTCAGTTCATCGGAAACCTTAATGGTTACGCTGACATTGGGAACTCCATCCCACTGACCAAGCACATCTGCAATCTGATAGGTTCCAGCAACATCGCCATCCTTGTTGTACTCACAAATAACCCCCTCCTCAACGTCGATCATCGCACCCGAGAAGGTCATGCTCTTCTGAATCTTAGCCATTATTCAATCATCCTTTCGTATTTGTCGTTTTCAGTCCGATGTTTTTCATCAATAAAGGCGCGTCTGATTTCGATACCGGCCATAACGCGCTTTGATTGTTCCAAAACTCTTTCCTTCCTGATAATCTTTTACCGCGTTCAGCGCATATGGTTCGCAGCTCATCAGATAGTGATGGCGCTTGCTCTTCTGCCGGCATGTCCGGTATACGCTTACGCCTTCTCCAAATACTTCCCGTACCATTTGAGCTTCTTCCTTGGTGATCTGAACCATTATGTTCAACCCTTTCTCTTATCATTTCAGGGCAGCATGTTCTCTACCCCTTTCATATATAACGAAAAAATAAAAAGTCCTGTAACCCTTGGTGCGTAAGGGTTACAGGCACCTTTCTACATTGCAAAAACTAAAACCTGTCTCCTGCTCCGCGCCCCGTAGCGATTCATAAACCTCTCGCACATGGGGGGCACAATCTTGTTTTTACTGCATGAGCGCTCACATAAAACTCGCGTCCGCATCGTTCGCATTCCATCTTTTTGGTAGCGTGCAGAGCATTCCCTCCCCGAAAGGCAGCATGATCCGCGCAATAGATCCGATTATTACTTGTCTTCCGAATTGGTTTGCCACATACTGCGCATTCCGTCATTTTTTCAGGCTTGTGCATCAGATCCCAGTACGCGCCAAAGCTGTCGAAATGCTCCATGCTGACTACCCGCTCTCCGCTTTCCGGTATGCTGTCCATAAAATCAAGGATGAAGCCTGAACACGTTACACGGATGAGTTCCTTTTCCCGCCATACGAAGAAAATATCCTTCGGAATAGAGATTTTCGCAGAAACACCAGACACCCTTTTAAGTGTACGCATCTTCTCGCCATCAGCTGGGAAGTACCCGCTTTTATAGACTTCGCCATCGTGCCGCTGTTCATAGCATAGCGCGTCCAATTTCTTCAACATCATCAGCGAAAACATGACCTTTTTGTGATCATATGGGATATCAAGTCCATCAATATAGTCAATTTCGCCTTTGGTCGCGTCTATCGCGTCGATCTGGATCAGGGCATTCGTCCTGTCGGCAGCAAAGCGGGTGGCAGCGTCTAACACCCGGTAATATGCCCTGTAATGATACCCGTTTGCATATTTAGAACAAAAATTCTCCAAATATTCCCGGATCTGAGCAGGTTTCATACCGCACTCATCTCTCAAATACAGCGCCAGCAGCTTCAGTTCCCAACCCTGTGAATTGATAGTTTCCGTCTGAAATCCGTAACCGAATATCTTCTGCGCCATTTCTTTCTGGCGATAGTTATCGCTAACACTCTTAATACTTATCATCCTCCCTGAAAACCTGTCCATGTGCTTCTTTGGAAACCTTACCATGGGTTTTATCCCAAAGACGCTCCATGCGAAAATGATACGGTAAGCTCCAAAAAACATCGTCTACAGGAAATCGCCTGTACTTTTTCCCCAAATATTCGATATCACCATCCCGCTCAGGGAAAGGAAACATCAACACGCCCGCATTCTTTTGGGCCGCCGCTCTCACCAGTTCTCTGCCATAGGCCGCCCAAAAAAGCTCCAGATCTTTTCTTGGCTTGTCAATCAAAAGATATCGCACCAGACAATTCGCCACAATAACCGGGTTTGAACAAATAAACGACAGGCTTTCACGCAGTTTTGTCACGGCCCTTTCTTTGTCAAAGGGGACAGAGGACTGCACTCTCGCGCTCACCACGTCTCTTAAATATCGGTCGTAGCATTTCGTGACTTCCGGATAATAATCCATCCAGCCTTCCACTGTCTCTGAAAGATATACTTCTGGATTCCAGGTTTTTTCATTCCTGAATTTCTCAGTTATTTCAAAGTCAACACCTTCAATCTGCCGGCAGACAAGGTTCATCGGACTGTCGCTCTCTACCAAAGGCGAAAACTCGTAGTAGTTTTTAAGCCAGTCCTTTTGCGCCTGCGTTTTTCTGGGGGCATTCAGCAGTTCTTCCAGCGTTAAACCAAACAGTGACTGGCACACCACATCTCTGCTTTTTCGGTAGCTGTCATGTTCTTTCTTGCTGTCAGCATACCGATGCCGAAAGAAATACGGCTTTCTGCCAATAACGCACCGATTGAGAAGCTCTTTTTGCTTTTTCAGCTCTTCGCTGTCTCCTTCTTCAATCCTCTGCCTCCGTATCCATACGTCAGGGATGCCCTTCACCGGTTGACCAATCTTTGTCTTGTCGATAGCCCTGCTCTGAGCTACACAGCACTGCTGTAGTCTGGAAACAATCAGTCTGGCTTCCTCGCTATCTTTTCCATACTCTTCCTCAATCAGCGGAAGCAAGGCGTATGCATTGGTACTTTTGTTGGTAATACTGCCGATAATTGATCCAAAACTGAACTTGTCTGCTTCAAAAAGATCTTTTTCATCAAAAATAATCTTCTTTGGTTTGGGCGCGTCATAAGTAACGGTCAATTCATCAGGATATACCCCGTCGATCATGGTTTTGTTGCTCGTTGTGGCTATAATGTCGTAATCCCAGTCACTTCCGGCCCAATTTACCGTTTCATGACCATACCAATTGACCAAAAAACCCAGTTTGCAGTAGCGATACCACTTTTCCGTCCGCTCATTCCTGATGAGCTTTGCCACCACATGTTCACAGCGGTATGTCATTGGAGAACGCATGGTGTCCACAGTGGTCACTCCGCGCTCGTTCCAGTAGTTGGAATAGTATTCCCCAGGCCCCAGCAATCCTTTCGGCTCCATTCCGCACACATGCTCCATCATGGCATACGGGTCAGAAACCAGCACCTGGAAGTTGCCGGGGACAATAATCTCACCCATACAGGCGCTTTTAATGCGATTTCTCGCCAGATCCCGGATTTTGCTGCGAATATATGGATCTTTTGCGCACTCGGGGTTCGCTATCAGCGCCTTGATCCACCATTTGTCGTCGCTTTTCAGAAAGCGTCGGATGCTTTCTCTCGTATTGTTGGGGCCAAGCAAAAACAGAAGCATTTCGTCCGGTTTCTCCATCGTAATTCCTTCTACCCACCGGATGAATGGCTCGCAAAGCCGCTCGGCACCCCTTTTGTCCAGATCCAACGTCTGAATAAACTGATAATTGAGCGTCAGAACATCTTTTGCTGTTTCAGGCGCGTATTGGGTCACTCCCCAATACAGGCCATTTCTGTGGCAACATCGAACATACTCCTCCGCGCTCGGCCAACTGTCCCATAATTTAAACTGAGATTCCGTAACAATCACATCGTAGTCTCTCAGATCCACCCGCACCGGATTCCCGTTTTTGTCCGTATAGACGGTATCAATGATATAATCTCCGCCATTGATCTCCTCGCAGAACTCATGGAACGGGAATACACACAGCATTCCCTTTAAAAATGCCTGCCTCACACAAAATTGGCTCGGAATGTGGCTAAGTCCCATTTCTTTCGCCCATTTTTCAGCCTGCACGGGAGAAATCAGGCCCATACCGTCTGTCCGGTTCATCTCGGCGGTCACTTCGCGGGTATCTATCATGTCATCCTTAGTCCACTCTGTTTCGGTGTCAAAATGCGCCATGAAGGTGGACGTATTGATAAAATCCTTCACAACTACGAATCTTGGCTCGCTTACTCTGTGCGTTGCGCTTCCTGCAAGCCCGAAATAAGCGTTGAACTTGCTGGGCGCTATTTTTTTGCTCAAATCCCTGTCATTGTTCAGCCGGCGTTTTACCTCTCCGGCGATATCTTCACAGCAGAACACAACCGTATTCAGCCTCGCCTGCCCCGCTGAACAGCTCAGCCGGACATACCTGTTGCCGTTGATCTCAAAACCATGTTCAAAAATGTGGTCATAATGAGATTTATGTTCCATCACAACCGTTACGTAGTCCGGAATATACATCGTGCGATAAATCTTGTCCCTGATCTGTTTGAGCCTGACCGCATACCATGGGTCATGCTTCTTTTTCATGCATCGCCTGTGCAAAAGCTCCTTCTCCGCATAAAGACGCTCCAGTTTGACCGGATCGACCGTTCTTTTGCGAACCGCCCTGATGGTTCTGAGGATTTGGCTGTCGGCCAAAGCAATGATTTCCCCAAGTCCATAGGCTTCCTCGAACGTGGTTTCAATCCTGTACTGACACGCTTTCAGCTTTCCAGAGTCAAATTTCAGGGTGTAGAATTGCCTGTTTTTAATCGTTTATCACCTCGAAACGGTATTGGGCATGATTAAAACTATCCAGCGGCTCATCTGCCGGCTTTTTGACGTATCCTCTCTTCCAGATTGTCCCACAGCAGACGGTTGTTTTTGGTGGCGAAATAGAACATTCTGCTCCTTCCTCTTTGCTTCGACCAGATTACTTCGCTCTCGTCCAGATCCGCCAAAATGCTCTTGAGCTTGTATATTCCAATGCCAAGGTCGTTTGCAATATCCTCCGGGTCGCCCCAACCGCACCAGCCAGATTCGTCGCCGGATCTGCCTGCTTTGTTCTGGTTTTTATTGGGGTCCTCAACATAAGACATAATGGATTTCAGATACATGTAGACATAGAGCATATCAGAAGGATTCCCTTTCTGATGGGTGAAACAATGGTCGCTGATTTTGGCGTAGGTGCGGCTATCTATAAAAACAAACTTCCCCAGAGAAGGATCGCATTCTCCATCGCCATCCAGCCGGTATTTCAAATTCCGGGAGAATTTCATGCTTTCCGGCTCAAACATGGGCACAATGCCGATGGTATCCTTGCAGGCGGGGTTGTCGCGCCGCTCTTCCAACAGCCTCAACTCGGTCTTTGCAATATTCACACCACGGGTATTGTTCTGCCTTTGCTCCCATCCGAAGAGGGACATGACGCCCGGTATGCTCGTATTACAGATTCCTGTGACGGGGTTCGTCTCGAAAGCGAAGTAGATCATCAGGGCAAGCTGGTTCTTTGTCAGCCGGGCGCCGCTGCCTGCCTGCGGGCCATTTGTCCTTTTCGCAAGAGCGCAGTTTTGATTGCCGTTTTCAAAGCTGTCATCATTTCTGACATCTGCGCCCTGTCCAGCTCCCAAATCATCATCACCCCTGTTTCCTGTTCTCCATGGTTCCACAAAGGTTCGGTAATCCGCAAACAGGTTGTCGTACTTCCAAGGCAGCTGTTCGATATATACACCAAATGTAAAGTATGGAGCAGTTCTCCTGACCTCCATTTTTCCTTCATCCATAGCCTCGTTTTCTCCTTCCAGATTTTGCATATATAGAAAACTTTCTATATTATAAAATATTTCACATACACAATTTTGCTATTTTTGCTTAATAATAGATAAGTTTCACATACATCGCTCAATCAGCCACTACGTTAAAATAACTATTTTTGAAAAGTTTCTACTACTAGAGAACTAATATATAAATATATATAAATAATAAATATAAATAACTAAACCCGTACTGGATGATCTCGATACTGACGATATCTCGCTTCGCTCGATATAGTCAGTATCGTAGATCGCCCCAAGGGGGTAAACCCCTTGGGGCCCCATAAAAAAATCATCAGAAACAAGAGGTAAATCACTGAAGGTATCAGTCAATCAATCAACACAGGTTCAAATCATTGAATCCATAACAATGGGCAAGATACATTCAAGGTGCTCCATAAGGTACACCATA